GTTCGATTCCGCCATCCCCTGCGTAAATTCCGTCAGGCTCTCGACGAGCGAGGTGAATCCGTCCAGGAGCCCGGCATCGCCGATGGCAATCTGGAGGCCCTCGGCCGCCGACTTGAATTTGAGCATTGCGCCGGCGGCGCCTTCCATCCGAATCTCGGCCTGCCGGGCAGCCTCGCCCACCGAATCCTTGCCGTTGATTTTTTCGGTCAGCTTTACCAGCTCGGCCGAACCCCGGTTGACGAGCGCCGAAACCGCGACCGCGCCCCGTCGACCGAAGATCGTAAAGATATCCGTCGTCGTCGCGCCGGCCTTTTCCAACTCCTGAATCACCGCGATCAGCGAGGTGACATTGCCCTTGTCGTCCAGAATGTTTTTGCGGGGAATCTTCAGCCGCGCCAGCACGCGTTCCGCCTGGGGCGTCGCCGTCAGCAGCTGAGAGAAAATGGTCTTGATCGCGACGCCGCCTCGGCCACCCTCGAGTAGCGCATCACCCATCAGGCCAGCGGCCGCGGTCACTTCGCCGAAGTCCAGCCCCATCGACTGCGCGAGCGGGGCCACCTCCTTCATCGTATCGACGATCGACTCGAGCGTGGTGTTGGTCGAGAGATTCGCGGTCACGAGCGCATCGTTAATCCGCGTCAGATCCTTGGCTTCGAAGCCGAAGCCGCGAACCATACCCGCGCCGAGCTTGGCAGCCTCGGCCAGCTCGACACCCGATGACGCCGCCAGCTGCAGCACGCCCGGGAGCGCAGACATAACCTCAACCGTGGTAAAGCCCGCGCGCGCGAGATTCTCCTGGGCCGACGCCGCCTGCGAGGCCGAAAACTGGGTGGTGCGGCCCAGCAGCATCGCCTGCTCGCGCAGGAGTTTGAAATCGTCGGCGGTGGCCTTGGTGATTCCACGCACCCGGTTCATCGACGCTTCGAAGTCGGCCGCGGCCTTTATCGTGAAGCCGCCGAAGGCGATGATTGGGAGCGACAGCCCCATAGACAGAGAGCGACCCGTGCGCGCCATCGACTTTCCCAGCGCAGCAATCTTCCGCTGGGTTTTCTTGAGCGGCGCCGTCGCCTTATCGATAGCGCTGATGACAATCGAGAACTTCTTACGGGCGGCCATTGGCTGCAATCACCTCCGCGACGAGCGCATCGCGCGCGCCTCAAGTCGATAGATCGTGCGGAGTTCGCGAAGCCAGCGGTCGACCTCCTCGATGTCGAGATCGTAGAGTTCAGACGGCTGCCAGTGAAAAGCGTAGGCCAGCGCGGCTAGTTCTTGCCGCCACCCTTTCGGCGACGACCACCGGCGGGGCGTGCTTTTTTTTTGGGCTTCAGCAAGTCCCCTACGATTTCCGCGGCCGCCTCGGCATCATCCCAGTCCATCTCCTCGATCGCCTCGACGGAGATACCCGTAAGGTCGGCGATGACCGCCAGCACCTGGTCGCCACCGATCTCGGTCAGGCTGTCGATTAGCCGGTAGAGCCGCGCCTTCGGCTTCGCAAATTCCAGCTTCGTGATCGTCTCGCCGGCGTCATGGATCGGCTCGGTAAGATCGAGCGTCTTGACAATCCGGCGAGCACCTTCACTCAAGGCCTAACTTCCTCGCCGCCCAGAGCTTCGAAGCGGACCGCGATCTCGGACTCCTCCGTGTCGACGGTCCCCTCGCCGGCGAACCACGCCTCGCGCAGCTCGATCACCTTCCCGTTGCGGAGGTGCAGCGTGCACGTGCCGTTGGTAAAGCCGAGCAAGTCGTCCATCACCAAACTGCGCCCGTCGGTCACGGCGCCCTCGATAAATGGGACCTGCGGCTTCTCCATGTACCCGTGCACACCGTCGGCGCCCACGATCGGATCGCGCTTCGGTCGCCCGAGATTGTAGGTCCAAGCCCCTTTCATTCGGTACGTCTTGCCGTTCAATTGAAACGACAGCGCCCCGGCTACGTGTTCGCCGGCCATAGGATGCCTCCCGAAAATTGCGATCGAGGTTGTGGGTGGTTACTCGCGGAACTGAACCTTCGCCGCGATGACGCGGGCCTGACCCGTGAGCCGCGGAGCCAGCAGACAGTCGAGTCGATTCGGATCCGAGGTACTGATCTCGAAAACCGAATTGTCCTCGAAATACCGGATGTCCTGGACGATCCCGATCGACTCGAGCAAGCCGTAATGCGCGACGCTTTCCGCCTTCGCATCCATCGGCGTCAGGATATCCTGCCCCGAATCGGCGGTGCCCGAATGCTTCTCGGCCAGCTTGTGCCGCGGGAAACGCGTCCCCATTCGAGCGGTCCAGGAGTAGCGATAGAAGCCCAGCTGCAGCACATCGTTGACATCGCGATACGCGTGGTCCTCGAAGCCGCCATCGTTCTTCGTCCGGGTTGTCACGAGCCGATTGATCTGGACGCCGGAGCCGGGCCCGGTCACGAGCGTCGAAACCCCATCGGCCAGCAGGAGCTGCCGCTCCTGGACCGTGAACCGGTCGACCTCGGCGGGCGCCAGGCCAGAGAGGCCCAGCGTCTGGAAAGGCCGCGCGGGATCGTTCGCGCCGTAGAAGGCCACCTGCCCAGCGACCTGGGCGGCCCGCTCGCAAGGGGTACCCGGAAACGACTCGAGGCCCAGGATCGAAACGAATTGCGAATTGCGAGAATCGCCGAGCGTCTGCAGATTGCCGACCGTATCCACCGCGGCCGAAATCGCCACACCCTCGATGGCGCGCATCGCACCCCACCGGTCCAGCAGCTCGGTCTCGATCGCGGTCAGGCTCGTCGCGTCGACATAGGGGAAAGCCACCACGTTGTACTGGGTTTCACCCAGCGCCGCGATCGCCGCCGCCAGAACCGGGTTGGTCGCGCCAGAGGCCATCGGGGTCACGGTGACCGTAATCCCGGCCGGGAGCGCCTCGCCCGGATTGTAATTGACGCGCAGATCGATCCCGTTGCCGACCACGCCACCGTTGAGGGCCGTAAAGTCCACCTGCCCAGCGGTCGGCGCAGACGAGATGGGCAGCCCCTCGTAGGCCGAAATCGCCGCATCGACCGCCGCCGCAACCACGGTCGGCGTATCGCCGGAGGCCACCCCAGCCGTCAGGCGCTCGCCACCGATGTAGAAATAGATCGTGCCCGCAGCGGTCGCGGAGCCGGCGAAGAGGAAGTTGCCCGCTGCCTTGACAGCGCCGCCCTCGTCGTCCAGCGGAACCACGTCCAAATTCGTGAACGGGTTGCGCTCGCGGAATTTCTGAACCATCCGCGCAGCCATCGAGCCGACGCCGAAGAGCCCGTTGGCCTCCTCTGCATTGGGCACGGCGACCGGGACATCGGCCGTAGCGGAACCCGCGGCGACCTTCTGCGCGAAAATCAGCGCTCGATATTCCTGAAGAGCCACACCGGAACTTGCCTTCGAGGCATCAATTTCCGCGCGGACGCCGGGAACCAGGAGCGATACCGGAATCTGGCTAAAGTCGATCGACATCGCTTACTCCTTTTCTGAACCAGAACGTTTCGTGCCGCGGGCGCGCGGGGCAGACTTCACCTGCTCGACGTCTCCACACCGGAGCCGGCGCACCCAATATGAACTTTGAACCACCTGCTGACCGCCATCCGGGAGCGCCCGCTCGGTCATGGGGTCGAGCACCCGGAGCCGGTCGGAGGTCGGGCGGCCGAGATTCGCGGCTTCATCGGCCTTCAATTGTCGCGGGCGAATATGCAACCGGGGCATCGGAGCCTCCTTCGGGCAGCCTACTGATCGAGGTCGAGGTCCACTTCGGCCTCGATCTGGTCGACCGTCTCGGATTCAATATCGATCCCCGCATCGATCCCCAGGGCCGCGGGCAGATCGCGAGCGGGATACTCAAATGCATAGGTCACGTCGAAGCCGATCACATAGCCGACGAGATTGCGATCGCCCTCGGCGGTGACGGAAACGAGCGTCTCGCGGTATTCGGTCCGCTCGGCGACATCGCCGTGCGTCTCGTCCTCGAGCACCGAAAAGCCCACCTGCTCGGCAATATCGTCCAGCAGATCCTGCGCCCGCTGCGCCGTGGTCGCATCGACCTGAACCTCGACACGCAAGTCCAGAATCCGCTTTTCGACACGCGGCGACTCGCTGTAGAGATCATCGACAAAATCACGGCCGGTATAGACCTGGACGCTCGGCAGCTTCGCAACCGGTACCGGCAGCACCTGGCCGATCCCGACCTTCGGCGAAATATGCGAATTCGCAGCCAGCGCCGCGCCGACGAAATCCCGGATCTTCCGACGCGGGTGCACTAGACGACCTTCACGTGCAGCTTGAGATCAGCCCATGTAGCGCCGACGAGCTGGGCATCGACCACGAGATAGTCCACACCGCGCACGGTCACCTCGTCCCGGTCGTCGCCCGCATCGGGGGCAGCCTCGAGATCGTCGACGAGCACGGATAGAACCACCTGGTTCGTTCGAACCAGGGCGCTCGTCTCCGCATCCATCTCCAGACTCGTCGGATTCATCACCGCGCGAATCTCTCGAGGCGTACCACCCCACGATGTATAGGTAACCGGCTCAGCGAGAGCGCTGGACCGGAACCGTTCATCGAAGCGAGCCTCGACCGCTGTCCAGTCGGTCACGGCCTGCCCAGCCGATTAGGTTCTGCGAGCGATTTGCAGAACGCGCGGAATCAGACAGATCGGCAGCGGGTTCGACTGCAGATGCAGCTTCACGAACCGCTGGAACTGCGCGTCCACCGCCTGCTTCGCGTACCGCGGGAGCCCGATCGTGTTGACGGCCTCGACGAAGTCGGCCGGTGCGAACGGGTTGCGATAGAGCCCGGCGACGCCGACAGGAAAGAAGATCGCCTTGTCGGCCGGGATGAAGGCGACGCCGCCCACGGTCCCCCGGTACTCTTCGAACATGATGCCCGAATACGGGAACGCGCGACGCGCGAGGCCCATCCGCAGCCAGTCACCTTCCTGGCCCGATGTGCCGCCGATACCCGACGAACCCATCGAGGCCATGATCTCCGCATTCGTGTTCGCCCACGCGGTGTAGGCCGCTCGGATCTCGTCATGC